TGCCAATTCCAACGAATCTGCAAATCCAGCAATCCAGAGGAATGGCTCCCGGCCCACTTCCAAAGGGTCGTTTGGGATCCTCTTGAAAGAGCTCAAATCTCTGTTGAGGCATATGAACGAAAATGGGGATTCACTAGGCCTGAGGGAAGCGAGCCTGCTCCGGGATTGCCCGGTGCGCAAGCAGGAGACGGACAGGCTCTTGGAGAAGAACTCAAAGGACTGATGTGACATGCCCTTCTTCCGGCAGTTTTACATCTACGACAAGTACCTCGGCTCCTCTGAAGATCACACCCGATTCATCCACGGGGAAGCCCAGCAGCCTGTCCCTTATGTGATGTTCTGCCCATGCTGTGGGGAGATTTGGTCGAGAATGCCGGTGTTGAATTCGCTGGCGGATTGGCGGATTGTTGGTGGTTACTGCGAAAAGCACGGCAAGTCTCGCTACGCAATCGCAGGCTCCCTGATGCTCAATTGGGAACCGGAACTCACAGCTATCTTGCCGGATGAAGTTATCAGAAGGGAATTCGCCCTGCACTTACGACTATGGGATAAGGAAAATGACAGAAAGCTGGAAGGAGCCTGAAGAGGACAACATGTCAATAGGGGAGCTGGCTGAGTGGCTGCAGAAGTTGCCGAAGGAAATCCACCATCTCCCTGTGCACCTCACCCGCGACATGGAAAGCTTCAAACTCAACATCTCCCGCATGACAATTTCAGATGGGTTGCGTTATTACTCTCTGGGGGCTCTCGTGGGAAGGTCCACATTCAACGGTCTGTGTTTAGCAATCAGTGCAGATAATACGGAGTACTAATATGATAGAAGCTATAAGCATTGCAGGGCAGATCGTAGAAGCGGTTACAACTGAAGTGCTCTCCGATCTCCCCGGCGTGAATGTGATGCTGATGGGGCCATCCGGCACGGGTAAAACCCACGCTATCGGAACCATTGCCGAAGCCTACCCCGATCTGGAAGTGTTCTACCTCGGACTAGAGCCAGGTATGGAAACTCTTCTCGGCTACTACAAGAGCAAAGGGAAACCTCTGCCCCCTAACCTCCATTGGCATTACCTGGAAGCAGCTAAAGCCTCTTTTAAAGACATGCTGGAAGGGGCAAAACGTGTCAACACAATGTCACTCGAAACTCTTGCCAAAACCAACGACCCAAATCGTAGTAAGCATAACCGATTCATCAAACTCCTCGAAGTGCTCAACGATTTCCCTGACGACCGAACAGGCAAGAAATTTGGCTGTGCTGATGAATGGGGACCCAACAGGATACTCGTCATCGATGGAATGGCGGGCTTGGCACGTATGGCTATGTCACTCGTTGTCGGTAATAAGCCAGTCAAGAACATTAGCGATTGGGGAATAGCCCAGGATCAGATCGAGAAGGTCATCAATCTCTGGACGGATGCTTGCAAGTGCCATTTCATCCTCATTGCTCACGTCGAACGGGAGAAGGATGAAGTTCTCGGTGGGATCAAGCTGATGGTGAGCACACTCGGCAACAAGCTGGCTCCGAAATTGCCAGCTATGTTCTCGGATGTGGTGCTGGCTGTCCGCGAAGGCTCCAAATTCACCTGGGACACTGCGAATAGCCAAGCGGATGTCAAGACTCGGAATCTGGCAATTGCCGCTGGATTGCCTCCTGACTTCAAGCCGATCTTTACCTCGTGGCTGTCGCGGGGTGGGAAGTTTGTTGAGGGCGTGCGGGATGCTAATAGCCCCCCAGAGGAATAATCAACCGTGATTAACAAATAGTAATCGCGGGTAATAACTACCCTAACCCTGACAGGAGGTGCGTAAATACTAGCAAAACTGGCTATTAACTAGCCCCAATCGGTAATATAGTTTCTCTACGGTGCGAGCACCGGCAAATGTTACAAACTCTCTTAATCTCCGAGGCTATCAAAATGTTCGACGCTGACTCATTCTTGAATTCCGCAGTAACCGGCTCCAATTCCACGAAAGTCGTTCCGTGCCCAGTGGGCGAATTTCCTGGTGTTATCGACAAGATCGCAGCACGCCAATGGCAGTCTGGCGATGGTACGAAAACCGGCGTGGCCCTCGATGTGACCTGGGCAATCGAAGACGACGAAGCCAAAGCTACAACTGGCCGTGACGTCGTCACCGCTCGCCAAGGCATCATGCTGGACCTCACCCCCGATGGTGCTATCGACATGGGTGAAGGAAAGAACGTGGCTCTCGGTCGCTTGCGTGCAGCTACCGGCCTCAACGATCCCTCAGTTGAATTCTCCTTCAACCAGCTTCCTGGCCGCATGGCTAAGGTCAAGGTCGGCCATCGCCCGGACAAGAACGACCCGGAGATTGTCTACGCGCAAGTTGATGCAGTAACCTCACTGGGCTAAGCAACCCCCAGTAACAAAACTCGTTGCAATAGCCCCCGGAAACGGGGGTTCTTACTGGAGGAGATATGCTCGCCGTATTCATCGCAATCTTCATGTTGGCAGAGACAAAAGCACACTGGCTCTGGTGGTGCGGATTTATCATAGTGTTGTTCGTGACTTTCGTGGCGTCGTTACATGGTGCCGGGGGATGACCGCTACCGCTCAAAATCAGGACGCTTCGGCGTCCTTTTTAGCTGAAAATCCCTCACTACCGTAGGACAACAGCATGACAGCACAGCTAATTAAGACTTCTGACATCCAGATTGACCAGAATCGCCAACGTAGGGAATTCGAATCTCAAGCACTCGCAGAGCTAGCTGCCGGTATCCGCGCCCGAGGCCTCATGCATGCCATCGTCCTCCGGGAACGGGATGGCGCTATGGTCCTCGTGGCCGGTGAACGCCGCATGCGCGCAATTGATGAGGTGCGCATGCTCGGCGGCACGATTAAATACAACGGAGAGGTAATTCCTGATGGATTTCTACCATACGTCACGCTCGGTCAGCTCACCCCTCTTGAAGCAGAGGAAAGTGAACTTGAGGAAAACCTGCATAGAAAAGACCTCACCTGGCAAGAACGCGCTTCCGCACTATCGAGGCTCCACAACTTACGCAGCAAGCAAGCTCATGCGGAGGGAAGAGTCCACACAGTTGCGGATACAGCGGTCGAGGTCAAAGGCAGAAGTGACGGAGCTTTCCAAAACACTGTTCGGAAGGATATTATTGTCTCTCAGTATCTCCATATTCCTGAGATAGCAAAAGCAAAGAACACTGATGATGCCTACAAGATCCTCAAGAAGCAAGAAGAAACCAAGAAATATGCTGCTTTGGCAGCGCGCGTAGGTTCCACCCTCTCCCACGAATCCCACAAGGTTTTCAACACCAACTGCCTTTCGTGGATGATTTCCACTGACCCGGAGCAATTTGATGTCATACTCACCGATCCTCCTTACGGAATGGGTGCCGACGAGTTTGGTGATGGGGCTGGCAAGCTCGGGGGAATCGAGCACCACTATAAGGATGATTATGAATCCTGGAGGGTCCTCATGCAAGACTGGGCTCCACTGGCCTATCGAGTGGCCAAAGTGGAATGTCATTGCTATGTGTTCTGCGATATCGACAACTTCCATGAACTCAAACGAATTATGCAGTCGGCTGGCTGGTGGGTTACTCGCACTCCATTTATCTGCACCAAGCCTAATTCCGGCCGCGTCCCCCACCCTGAGAATGGCCCCCGTCGCCAATGGGAGATGATCTTATATGCCATTAAGGGCAAGAAGAAAACGACCGGTATCTACCCTGATGTTGTTACGACTTTTGCTGACGCAAACACCACCCACGGTGCGCAGAAGCCTGTCGCTCTTTATTCTGATCTTCTTAAGCGCAGTGCGCGACCTGGTGATCGCGTGCTTGATAGCTTCGCTGGGAGCGGTACTATTTTTCCCGCTGCTCATGCTGCTAAGTGCTTGGCTACTGGGCTGGAGCAGAATTCAACTTACTATGGGATCTGCCTGCAACGGCTCCAAGGACTAACCAACGTAGACCCAGCGGAGCAAGGCAAGACTCTGATGGCGGAACTCAACCAGCTGAAGGAGTAGTGTGATGGATCACCCTGAATATCGCCTACGCAAGTGGAATTCCAAGCTGGTGTTGGTTACGACCGACCCGGAGTCGCTGATGATGGATCCGGATCTGCCGGACTTCTATATCTCCGACGGCATCCGGCTGCAAATGATCGCGTGTCGGAACCTCTGCCAGCGAACTCTGGAAAAGTGTTGTGTAATAGGGTATGGAACACAGAGGAATATCTGATATGGATGATTTCAATAAATTTAAGGAATTATTTGATGCTCGCTTTCTCGTAACTCCGGGTTGCTGGCTTTGGACTGGGAGCCTGACAACAGAAGGCTACGGCAGATTAAAAGTTCGTGGTAGACAATTTGGTGCTCACAGAGTTTCCTATGAGCTGCATGTAGGGCCTATACCAGCAGAGCTGATTATCCGCCATAGATGTGACAATCCCAGGTGTGTTAATCCTGAGCACCTAATACCCGGCACTACCTTCCAGAACATGCAGGACAAGGTGGAAAGAAATAGACAGGCTAAAGGGTCTGCAAATGGGAAATCTAAGTTATCCCAGGAACAAGCTTTAGAAGCCATAAAACTGCGGAGGGATGGCTGGACTCTGCAAGCTATCGGGGATAAGTACGGAATCACAAAACAAAGCGTGTACGCAATAATGACACGAAAAAATTGGAAACATCTGGAGTGAATTTCTAATGGCTCAAATGACAGTAAAAGCTTCTGGACCGCGTAATGCCTCTATAATGATTGTCGGAGATTACGCACATGAAATGTGTTTACGTAGAGGAGAACCTTTCATCGGTGGTGGGGGCTTTGAGTTAAGTAAGATGCTGAGTGATGTCGGTATTCGTCGTGATGATTGTTATTTAACCTTAGTGTTGAAATCTCGCTCCTACCCGAACGAACTCAACATCATCGACAAAAAGAAAGACCGTCAGCCAAATCACGTGTTCTTCCAAGGGCACTACATCACGCAGAAGCTCTATGACGCGTGCATGCAACTCCGGGAGGAGGTGGAGCTAGTCAAGCCTAATGTTATCTGCACGGTCGGGGATTTGGCTCTATTCGCTCTCACAGGGGTTACCTCTTCCTTCAACTACCGCTCTTCCATCATGGATAGCGTGCTCACGCCGGGGTATAAGGTCATTCCGACTCTGCGCAGCGATATCATCCATACGCAATATGCACGCCGTCCGTGGATGCTGCACGATTTGAAAAGAGTTAAAACCAACTCGCTGACTCCGGGGCTTTTTCACCGGGATTACAAATTGTTAATCGCGGTTGATAACTCCCCTCAGTGGTTTGAAACTATAGCTACACGACTCAAACTCCTGCGCAGGCAATTAGAGCTAGGCTATAACGGCCCAAAAACTCCCCTTGCGTGCGACATTGAAACACGCGGTGGTCACATCACTTGTATTTCATTCGCATGGTCGGCAACTGAAGGTCTGTGTGTGCAGCTCTGCCCTCTCCGCAACCCCGAAGGATTCTGGACTGCCGAACAGGAAGCGGAACTTGTTCGGCTGATGTGCGCAATTCTCACCCACCCCAACGTTCTCCTGGTCGGGCAGAACTTCAATTACGACCTCCAGTACATCTTCCGCCATTGGGGTATCCTCCCGACGAATGTAGCTGACACAATGCTCATGCAGCATTCCGCGTTCAGCAACCTCCCGAAGAACCTCGGCTTCCTTTCCTCTATGTATTGCGAAGATCACCTCTACTGGAAGGATGACCGAACTGACTGGAAGGAAGGGGAAGACGGAGAGGACGAAATGAAATATTGGGAGTATTGCGCTACCGATTCCTGCCGTACCCTTGCTGTCTACCACACCCTCAAATCCGTGCTCAAGGCCATGAACCTGGAAAAGGTCAACGAATTCCAGCAACGCTTGCGCCCGAAGGTTCTCAAGTCAATGATTCGCGGAGTGCGGGTCGATCAACAAAAACGCTCTGATCTATCACTCACTCTCATGCGAGAGGTGGAATCCCGGAAACATTGGATGAGAGAGGTGATTGGGTATGAAATCAACTACCGCTCACCCATGCAAATGCAGGATTTCTTCTATCGGCAGATGGGATTAAAACCAATCATCAACCGAGCAACCGGAGGCATCACCACCAATGACGCAGCCCTTCAATCCCTGGGGGCTAAAGAGCCCATCCTCTGGCCGGTTATTAGAAAGATATCTGAACTCCGCTCTCTCGGGGTCTTCCATTCCACTTTCGTTCTGGCTCCCCTCGACAACGATCGCAGAATGCGTTGCTCCTTCAACATTGCCGGTACGGAAACCTATCGCTTTTCATCCAGCAAGAACGCCTTTGGCAGTGGAATGAACATGCAGAACATCCCCAAGGGCGGAGAAACTGAAGACGCGGGGCTAGACCTTCCCAACATCCGAAATATTTTCATCCCGGATGAGGGGCAGACCTTTTTCGATATCGATCTCGATAGTGCTGATCTCCGAATCGTCACCTGGGAATCCGGTTGCGAGTGGATGAAAGAGAATTTCAAAGCTCGCCGTAAGCCCTATGTGGAAGTGATGAAGGAATACTACCATGACCAAACTATGTCGAAAAATTCGCATCCGCGCGAGTATGCGATGTTCAAGTCTCTGTGCCATGGCACGAATTATCTCGGAACAGCGGAGGGAATCGCACCTCGTATTGGGCTCAACGTACATGAAACTGATCGGATTCAAAAGTGGTACTTTG